AATATATTGGACTTCCAAGTGTACATCTCGCCTCGATTATGTCGCAGCGGCTGCTCTTGCATACAAACTACTTATCGGAAAGGGTCTTGCTTCATCAGCATGGACTCTTTTCGTGGGTAGTGAACTGCAGGATGATCACTTCTCCAATATTACCAAGTCTGCTCGCGAGTGGTTTCAGATGGGCACTGATGCTCTTAAAAACCCACTTGTGGAAAAGATGCGAAAGCTTTACACGTACATGCTTGTACAGGGCTTCCTACAGAAGTTCGGAGTGAAGCTCTCGGACGAAGAATATTTAAAGATGGACAAAAAGATTGTCATCAAATATTCCGACAAAACCAATCTCATTGTGACAATGATTGACACAGCTATCACCATTTGTGAGCGATATGATGCATACCGCGTCACCGGTGATTGGCGCGCATTCATTCACGATGATACCACATACACCAAGTGGTCTAAGACGGCTGATCGTCTAGTTGGTCTGGCTCCATTTACCTCCAATTTGGAGGCACATGGTACAACTTACTTCGCTTTCGTAGCTGATCTAAATGACGCTATCGAAATTGGGGAAGCCGTTGTGAAATTTTCAGCACGCAATTTGGGTGCTGAAGCCATTGGTGCACGACGCAAACTCAATGCTCTTCAAATGTTGAAGAACGTGGAAGTCACACGCCGCGCATCCCAAAAAGAACGCAAAGCACCCTTTGGTGTACTCATCCATGGTGGATCTAGTGTAGCTAAGTCAACATTCACAAAAATGTTGTACTACTACTATGGTAAAATCCATGGCCTTGATGTGGATGATCATTACCGCTATGTGCGGAATCCTGCTGATGAATACTGGAGCAATTTTGACTCCAGCAAGTGGTGCATCCAAATGGATGATATTGCCTTCCTTCTCTCAAGTAAGGCGAGTGAAACGGATCCAACTTTGTTGGAACTTCTGAACGTTGTCAACAATGTTCCATATGTACCACCACAGGCCGCCCTTGAAGATAAGGGCAAGACACCCGTCATGGCGCAATTGGTCTTAGCAACTTCAAACGCACATGATCTCAACGCACAGGATTATTTCCACTGCCCTCTGGCTGTGCGTCGTCGCCTACCATATGTGGTACATGTTGTTCCAAAGGATGAGTACTTACACGAGAATGGTAAGTTCATCAGCCCAGGTAAACTACCCAAAGTAGAGGGTGCTTTTCCAGATTTTTGGAAGATCACCGTACAACGGTTAGTTCCTGAAGAACACAATGGACGAGATTCAGCCGTCTTGGTTGACGAACAGATTTTCACAAATGTGAACGACTTCCTCAAGCATTTTGCTGAGGCCAGCCTCAAACATCAGGAGATTCAGAC